TGGAAGCGTTGCATAGTTTGTCTGGGCAGCTTAGTGAGCGTGTGGATGGCAATCCTTTGCTTAAACGTGGTTTGGGGCTTAGAACTAGCTATGTTTTTGGTAAGGGCGTCGAATTTGAGGGTCTTTCTGCTAGGGTTCGTGAATTAATGGATTCTGACAATGCTCAAAGTGTTTTGTTTGGTTCTCAGGCTATGGCAATCAATGAGCATTCTCATTTTACTGCTGGACAGTTTTTTGTGCTTGGTGATGTCTCTTCTAAGAGGGTTCAGCGCATTCCTTTTTCTCAGATCACTGGTTGGGTGACTGATCCTGATGATGTAGAGTTTGTGCGCTATTATAGACGCACTTGGACTCGTACTAGCCAAGAAACTGGCGGTAAAGCTGTTCAGGTTGCTGTTTGGTATCCTTCTGACCTTTATAATCCTCCTAACGGCTATGTGAGTCGTATTCAGAACCAGCCTGTTGATTCTTCGAAAGTTATGTTCTCTTCTATGGTCAATAAGAGAGCTGGAACTTCTTGGGGTGTGCCTGACGCGTTTTCTGCTTACCCTTGGGCTCACGCTTACAACGAGTATCTTAAAGATGGTTCACGTATTTTAAAGTCTTTGGCTATGTTTGCTTGGCAACTTAAATCTAAGTCTAAAGTTGGTGCTAACACTGCTGCTGCAACTATTGCTTCACCTAATGCTGCTGGTTCTACAGCTATTTTGGGTGCTGACATGGAGTTAACTTCTTTGCCTCGTTCTGGTAGTGTTGATCTTAATAATGGTCGTGCTTTGGCTGCTATGGTTGCTTCTGCTTTGGAAGTTTCTGTTGTGACTTTGATGTCTGATCCTGGTTCTTCTGGTGCTTATGGTACTGCACAGACTTTAGATGTTCCAACTATTAAAGCGATGGAGGCTCGTCAAAAAATTTGGGAGCAGTTCTTTAAGCGTGTTCTAAAGTTTATGGGTGCTCGCACTGTTGAGGTTAAATGGCCTAAGATGGAATCTGAAGCTACTTACCGTCGCATTCAAGCTGTTTCTTTGGCTTACGAAGCTGGCGGTTTGTGGGAGGATGAGTATCGTTCAGCTGTTTTGGATGAGCTTGATGTTGTGCCTTTGCACAAGGGGATCTCTCCTGCAGCTCAAAGTAGGGTTGCTGCTATTACATCTCCACAGCCTTCTGCACCTGCAAATTCTAACGCTACTCCTTCTAATGGGAATAGTGGTGCTGTAGGTCAGTTGTCTAATGGAGATAATTCTATGAGAGACATGGATGCTCGACCAACTGCATAATGAGTATGGTATCATTACATATAGCGAATGTAGAAATGTATCGGAGATTTTATGGCTATAAATTTAAATGAGTCACTTGGTTTTAGTGCTAGTAAAGGCAAAAATAAGTGGCACGTGAAGATCATCCAATCTGGTTGGGGTTCTTCAGGTTACTATTCTGAATCTTTGCTTTCTACTTTCGGGCCGAATGTTTTTAAGGCGGGCACAAAGGTTTTTATGAATCACCCTGATTCGACTTCTCGCCCTGAACGCGATGTGCAAAAACTTGCAGGTAAGCTGATCACTGATGCAGCTTTTTCTGAAGGTGCGCTTTATGCGGATATTGAGTTTTACTCTAGTTATGCTCCTATTATTGAGGAGATGGCTGGAGACATTGGTTTGTCAATCCATGCTTTTGGGGATGCCCAGCTTGGCGAGGCAGAAGGTCGTGAAGGCCAAATTATCGAATCGCTGATTGAAGATCCTTTGACTAGCGTCGATGTTGTAACCGTAGCTGGAGCTGGAGGAAAGTTTTTAAACCTCCTTGAAAGCTACTCAAGACGATCACTAACAGAAGTTAGTGAGTCACTATCGGAAGGAAATACTATGTCTATTAGTAAGGAAGAATTTGATGCAGCTATCGCTGACCTCAAAAATGCCTTCGTTGAGGCACTGTCACCAGTTGTAGAGTCTGTCTCTGTGCTGGTGGAATCCGCTAAACCTGTTGAGGTTGAAGGGGACGAAGCCGATGTGGCTCCTGCTCTTGACGCCATTGACATTGCGGAGAAGTTCAACGAGTCCGGTCTACCTAAGATTGCTCTTCAGCGTGTAGCTGAGGCTTTGAAGTTAGATACAAACGTCAAGTCTCTTGACGAGCTTATCGGAGAAGAGAAGGCTTACGCTAGCTCTCTTCGTGAGGCATTCGCCCCTGCTACAGAAGCTGGAACTGTCCATGAATCTGTTGCAACATCCAAAACAACACTAACTGACGAGTTCGCGGCTATTGCAGCTCGTATCAGTGGTAAGTAACGAAAGGTAAATCATGGCTCTTAATGAGATTTATACTGTAGCTGATTCCCTAGTCTACCCTGTAGCAAGCACTGTTAACTCAGGCGACTTGGTTCAGGTTGGTCAGGTTGTCGGTATCGCTGAGCACGACGCAAAGATTGGCGAGGATGGTAACTACTATGCTACTCTGAAGCTTTCAGGCGTGTTCGAATTGGCAACTTCTGTTGCCGTAACTGTTGGTGCAAACATGTACGTCACATCTGCTGGTGTGGTTACTACTGTTGCTACTAGCAACAAATTTATTGGTCACGCTCTAAAGGCAAAGTCTAGCACTACTGCTGGCCCTTGCTACGTGCGTCTAGTGCAGTCTGCTGCGTAAGGAAAAAATCATGACTGAAAATATTACTGCACGTCAGGTCGAGGCGGCTAAACTTCTAGAAGGTGCACTTCGTGGAGACCGTAACGACAAGCTAAAGCTACAGGAAGGTATTTCTACTTCAGATCTACCTATCCAGCTAGCTCCAGTTATCAACAAGATTCTATTGCAGAACTATGCTGACACCCCTAAGGTGTGGGACCGTTTTGCAACTCGTCTAGTTGTTGATGACTTCCGTAAGCAACAGTACCTAAACCTTCGCTACGAAGATGAAGGTATGACTAACGCTGGAGATGGTTTCCGTGAGGGATCACTTCCTACTGTTGGCGAGTACGATGAGTACCCGACTGCTGGTTGGTTCTCTGTTACTGAGAGCGACTTCTCAGTGAAGAAGGCTGGTCAGAGAGTTAGATTCTCATGGGAAGCTGTTGTAAACGACGGAAACATTTCACTACTTGAGCGTCTACCTATCGAGCTTGGCCTAAAGGCTGCTGGTAAGGAAGATGAAGAAGTTACCAAGCAGCTAGTTTCAGGCTCAGGTCTAAACACTGCTAACTTCAAGTCAGGTAACAACAACCTGTTCTCAGGTAACGGTGCACTGACTCTAACCAACCTAGAGTTGGCTATTGAAGCAGCTAACCTTCAGCAGTACAACGGCAAGCTAATTCAGCCTGTAAGCAGATTCGCGTTGGTTATTCCACGTGCACTTGAGCTTACAGCTAAGAAGATCCTTGCAGTTCAGACTGTTGAAACATCTACTACTAGCGGTTCAATCTTGACAAAGACTATCACTGGAAACCCAATCGGTTCTCAGGTTGAGATCGTTGTTAACGACTGGATCACAAAGATTAACCCATCTGCAAGTGCTTACTGGTTCCTAATTCCGGTTCCATCAGCTACTCTAAACCCAAGCGTTGTGCTAGGATTCCTTCGTGGATTCGAAGCTCCAGAGCTTCGCGTTAAGGCTGCTGCTGGTCAATCATTCGGTGGTGGAGCAGTTCCTGAGGCTTACGGTTCATTCGATAACGATGACTGGCAGATGAGAATCCGTCACATCGCTACTGGTGGATTCTTTGTTCCTGCAGGTACTATTGCATCTACTGGTGCTGGTAGCTAATAAGTTTTACCAACAAGAAACCCCGCTCAAAAGGCGGGGTTTTTTGCTGCTATAATAGTATTACCACGTCCCCTCCTTCGTGGTTGCCTACCCCGTTGAGTTTTTGCTCCGGGGTAGGCTTTTTACCATGCTATAATTGGGAGTAAAGTAGTAATAATTTTTATTTAAGAATTGGATGATAATGTCTTCAACATACCCACTTCGCATTGAGGCTGGCGCAACTTACTCTAGAACTTTTAAGATTAAGAACAAGTCTGATGGATCTGACTTTAATTTGACTGGATATACTGGGCTTGCTCAGATTAGGGCAGATTTTGATGCTCCTTTAACTTTAGCGATTACCCCAACGATCACTCCTTCTGCTGGTACTATAACTATTAGGATTGAGGCTTCTCAAACTTCAGCTCTTACTGGTACTGACTATGTTTGGGGTTTAGAGCTTTATAATTCTACTGACACTATAAGGATGCTTGAAGGTCCTGTGACTGTGAGCCCAGAAGTAGTTAAATAATGGATGACATAATTATTGAAGTCCTTGATGAGGCTTCTAGTGTAATTGAGATTTATAATGATGATGGTTTTGAGTTTAATGTTTCTATAGCTCCTGGGCCTGCTGGACCTGAGGGTCCTGCTGGTGTTGGTATTCCTACTGGCGGTGATGAAGGTCAGATCCTTGTTAAGGGTTCTGCTGATGATTATGACACTATTTGGGCTGACAATTATGCTTTGTGGACTTCTCAGTTAAAGCATGAAGTTAAGCTTGGGCAGTCTATAGCTAAGGGTCAAGCTGTTTATGTGTCTTCTGCTGATGGCACAAACATGATTGTTTCTAAGGCTTCTAACGTTAGTGAGGCTA